ATCTAATATTTCTGTTCTATCACCCTTGATACAAGCGTCTCTGTATTCTAATAATTCCTCTAGGAGCATACCAAACTCTAACTCAAACTCTGACCTAGATACTAAATCAAAAGCTTCTCCATTGTCCTCTATGTTGAAAGCCTTATTGAACTCCTCTCTTTGTTTAAAATATTTATTCATATCCCTAATTGTTTTAATAATTTCTTTAGTTCTGATTTATTTTTAATTGTTCCATCGAACTTCACTTGTCTATATTCATGCTGACCATAACTTATCTCGTAGGTTATTTCGTTAGTGGAGTAGTTTTTACATTTAAGAATTTGATACCCATCACCAGTTTTTGTGGTTGACCACCAATCAGGTTCGTAACTACCCTTATCTTCTATATTAGATGGTATTATTGGTATAAAACCCAAACTCTCAATATCTTCTCTGTCTAGGTATTTGACTCTTGTTCTTTCTGGACTATTATAAGAACAATCTAATGAAGAATGAGTTTTTTTCAACCATTCACTGTTAGATATATTCAACCACTCATACTCAAACCCAACGTGGAACTCTTCTATTTCTGGTGTGTAATATTTGTCCATTTTTGTAACTGTTTTTATAAATTCTCTTTCGTTTGTTTTATCATCAAACCAATACAAGTCGTAACTATCATCCCTTACAAATTTTATTATCCTCTTCATTCTTCTTGATTAACAGTGTACATTGCTTTTGAGAAATGATGTATTTTAAGGTTTCTAAGGACATAAGTATTGTTCTCGTTATACTTTACACCATAGCGAGGGAGAACGCGCTTTAAATGGCTTAATTTTAATTCCTCGTTGACAAACTGACTATCGTCATTAAGCAATATTGATTCTTTAAAGATGTGTATAGATTCAACATACTTACTAGCGTATTCTCTTTCTTTCTTAGTACCCAATAATAGCTTTTCATATTTACTAGGAAAATACTTTATTGTATAGTCGGCAATACAGACGTTAGGTCTATAATCTTTACTATATTGTTTATCATTGTTATTCATTGTTCTTCAACTAGTAGGATTTCCAAAGGAAATCAGTTTTGTTTTCAGCTTGTTGTTAATGACGAAACCTTGCCCCCCTATATCCCCCCAACAAATATAACTATTGTAAATTATATACACAACAAAAAACATTAGTAATGTAAAATATTTTTACTTAAATAATTTTTTACCTATCTTAGTAGAAAATAGTACAAAATGGACTTAACAACTTTCTCTAAGGAAATACATGAGGGAAATAAAAGAAAAGGATTCTACGACGGTGAAGAAAAGCAACTGGGTACAATGTTGATGCTAGTTGTTTCTGAATTAGGTGAGGCTTTAGAAGCTGATAGACACTCGCTAAAAGCTGACCTAAACTATTACGATGGATTGATGAATGCTAGTTATGATTTTCAAACATCATTTAAGCAATCCATTAAAGATACTGTTGAAGATGAAATAGCCGATTCTATTATACGTTTGTTAGATATATGTGGTTATTACAACATTGATATACAAACACATGTTGAGCTTAAATTAAAGTACAATAAGACAAGAGGACAGCGACATGGGAAAAAGTATTAGTGTACCAAGTCCGTTTAAGAAAACGGATAGTTCTATTGATTATAAAGAAATTAGTAGAATATTGTCAATGAAGGATAGTGGCAAGGTTTTATACTTGTTCCTATTAGAGAATAAAGATAAATTTTTAGCACACGATGGAGTTGCTTACATTAACCCTGTTGAGTTAGTTTATTATTTAAATGTTACTCGTAAAACTATATACAACGGCATTAACCAAATGATACAAGCAAACATATTAAGCCGCTGTAACGTAGTAGGAGAGTATTATTATAATTTTATATATTTTCCAGAATGATAGTAAAAAGAATCACAGAAGAGTCATTACTAGTAGATCAGGAAATGTTATTTCTTAGAAATGACGGATTGTATGGTACTGACGAGCAGAGACAAATTCCTGGCTTAGTGCATGGAGTTTGCAAATTGTTAATGGCAGAATTAACAACTGAAGAAGGGCAATATACAACCCAAATTAATAAGACACTAAAAGAAGCTAAAATAGCTGGAGGGTTAGGTATATGTTTGGAACTTTAATAGATATTGACACAGATGGTAATATCCTTATGAAAGATAAGGGTGTAGCCTTATTGCCTAATTTATTTAAAGTCTATAAAAATAAATACTTAGGTTCTAAAGCAGTTAAATGGATTGTAGCTATGCACGATTACCGTTCTCCATATAGGTCTTTACCAAAAGAACAAAGGGAAACAATGGTAAACAATATGTTGCTTGAAAAAGATAAGTGTACTTTTAAAGACAAGCCATTAATTATTGACGCAATAAAAGAATACAAATCAATTAGCTACGACCCTGACTATGAAGAATACCGTTCTATGGTAGACAAGTCAGCAGAAGTTATTAAAGTATTTAAACAACTAAAAGTTAATTCTGAAAATATTAGCACAATAAACGACCTACAAGTAGAAATGGGTAAAGCCGCTAAATCAAGAAGGGAGCTTAAAAATGCTATTATAAACGAAATAGAGAGTGGTAACAAGATTGCAGGGATAGGAGGTGATGATGATTTATCTATTTTTGAGCAAGAAGAAATGTTTAAGTAATGATTGAAGGGAATAAGTATAGACCTGTCTTATTTGATAAGAATTTAAAGAACTACAAAAAGTTTACGCCTGGAACTTTAGAATATGCTCATTTTTGGAAAGAACAACGGAAACGAATATTAAACGGGTATAAGCCAACAGGAGGAACATGGATTCCTGGCAATTATTATTTCTATTTAAATTTTTCTAAAATACATGGTCTTGCACCTAACGCTAGACGTAAAGGAATGATTTCTCCAATATACAGAGATCAAGACCATGAATACTTTGAAGCATTACACGATGCAAAAGAAAACGGGTACGGGCTTATTGTTTTAAAAGCAAGACGGAAAGGGTTCTCATTTATGAACGCAAATATACTTTTGCATGAGTGGGTATGTTATAGTCATAGCGAAAACGGTATAGGTAGTCAAAAAGAAGATTATGTTCTTGACTTTAAAAAGAAGATGATGCTTTCTTACAATGAATTACCTAAACAACTTAGGCCAAAAGTTTTACGTGATAATGAAGACATACTAATGTCGGGATATAAAGTAAAAGAAGATGGTGTATGGGTAGACAAAGGAATGAAGTCTATGGTACACTTTCGTGTTATGGACAATCCTGGTGCTTTTCGTGGTACTTCGTTAAACTACATGGTGTTTGAAGAAGCGGGAGAGTTCCTTAAATTAAAGAAAGGTTATCAAGCTAACGAGGAATGTTTTAGGGATGGTGCTATTCAGTTTGGTACACCCGTTATTGGAGGAACGTCTAACCAAATGGAGATTGAATCAGATGACTACATGGAAATGTTTTTAAATGCTGATAAATACAATCTTAAACCATTATTTATTCCTGCGGCAAAAGTATATCCTGGTTATTTTGATATTAAATACGGTAAGTCTGACGTAGAAGGAGCAACAAAAGATATAGAGAGTAGAGCAGAAAAGAAAAGACAGTCGGGAGATATTTCTGACTTATATGCTTTTAGACAAGAAATGCCGTTAAAGGTAGAACACGCTTTTTTAAGAACTGGTGGTTCACCATTTAGATTAGACTTGCTTAACAAACAGATTGCAAACATAAAGACTAACAATAAGTTTGATATTGTACGTAGAGGTAGATTAGAATGGCAAAAGAATGAAAACGGTAAAGAAATATTTGGTAGTTACCCAATATGGGTAGAGGATTTTGGGAATAAAGAAGATTACGAAGGTGATGAAAACCCATTTCCATTTGAAATCGTAGATATGCCATTGACTGAATTAAAAAATGCTGATGTTGCAGCAGTCGATCCTTACCATATTGATGACGATTTAGAAGAAATTAAAAAGAACGGAAAGATAGGTAATAAGCGTTCTAAAGGGTGTATGTGTGTATATAGAAGATTTATTGGAGTAGATACACCTAGCGAATACCCTGTTGCGTTTTATACAGATAGACCTGAAAGTAAACAAGTGTTCTATGAAAACTGTTTAAAATTGGCTATCTTTTACGATTGTAAAATATTAGTTGAATATAATGACGATAACTTTTTTAAGTATTTTATTAACAACAAAGTATTTAGGTTTTTAAAAGAAAGACCTCGAAGTGCTGATAGTCCGTATAGTACTGTTACTAACAAATACGGTGTGCATATGAAGACACATCAAAAGAAAATGGTTACGGAATATTTAGACGAATATATAAAAGAACATTGGGAAGATATTTACTTCTTACCTTTGTTAAATGAATTGTGTATTTATGGTACAGCCAATACAGATAGAGCAATGGCTTTTGGTATGGCTTTAATGCACGATGCTGATAATTTAAGAACAGTAAAGGCAAGAGAAAGTGAAAATGAGGATAATACACTGTTTATACCTCATTTTAAAAATGTAAATGGTAATATTGTATCAGTTAACGGTTTAGAAGGTTCAAGCAATGCTCCGACCTACGATTATGAATTTGATTAATAGATAGATGAAATTTCCAAAGCAGAATATTCCAGAAGAAAAGAAGACAGAAGAATGGCACAAGGATTGCCTCGATGCTGTACTCCGAAATCATCAAGGTTCTAACAAGTTTACGCAAGAGCGTATTAAAGATTATGAAAACTATCTACTTGTTCATGGACAATTTGATACTAAGCAGTTTAAGTACGTTACCGATATGTACGGTATAACAGCTCCAGCAAGATTAGTTAACTACCCTATCATTATGCCTAAAATAGATTTATTAGTAGGTGAGGTAGTATCACAACCTTTAAGATGGAGTGTAAACGTAATTAACAAAAATGCTATTAGGAGAAAAAACGAAAAGAAAATCCAAATGGCGGCAGAAGTTATACTTCGACCACATAGGAGAGAAATTGAAAAAGTCTTAGGTGCTGAATTAGAAGATGAGCAAGTAGGTGCAGAAGTGCCAGAAGATGTAGAGGCTTTTCAAAACATGAAATTTCGTGATGCAGTAGAGGAACAAGTGCATGTTGGTTTGGAATATATTGCTCAAAAACAAAAACTAAAATCAATATTTAAAAGAGGGTTTTACGATTTAGCTATTACAGGTAAAGAATTTTACAGAGTAAATATTAAAAATGGAGACCCATACGTAGAAAGAATAGACCCAAGAACTGTTATATACGATGTTGATAGTGATAAAGAAACACTACAAGATTGTAAATATGCTGGGTTAGATAACTGGTACACAGTAAACGAAATTGTAGATAGATTTCATTTAGAAGGTAAAATAGTTGACAAGCTAGAAGAACTTGAAAAAATGGAAACAGATCAAATCATGCAATTTAATTCTGCTTATGAAGCATACATGACATCAGAGAGTAGAGCGTTGAAGGTTAGAGTTGTAGAAGTAGAATGGAAATCTTTGAAAACAATCAAGTACAAAGTATCTCCCAACAAATATGACGACGAGATAGACTATTACAAAATGGTCAAAGACGACTACATACCAAAGGAAGGTGAAAAGATTGTTAAAAGAGTCATTAATGACATAAGATACTGTATACAGGTAGGACATGATATGGTTCTTGAGTACGGTAGAAAACCGAATATTATTAGGTTTGAAGACAACTATGCAAATTGTAAGCTAAGTTTCTTTGGTGTTATTAGAAATGCTTTTAATCAATCTACCTTATCTATTGTAGACAGTTTAAAAAACATACAGTTGCTTTACAATATAGTAAATTATCACATAGAACTAGCATTAGCACGTTCAGGTGGTAAGGCTTTAGTATATGATGTAGCTCAAAAACCAAAAGGTATGAAGCTAAACGATGTGCTTTATCATTTAAAGAACAGTGGTTTAGCAGTAATCAATACTAACGAAGAAGGAATGCAGACACGTTCTTTCAATCAATTCCAACAAGTAGATTTAACTTTATCGCAATCAGTAGGGCAATTAATTAATTTAAAAATTATGCTTGAACAAACTGCTGACCAACTAACAGGTATTACAGCAAGTAGAGCAGGTATAACAAAATCAAGTGATGCCGTTGGTGTTAATGAAAGGAGTGTAATGCAATCAACACTTATTACTGCGCCTTTATTTGATATACACTATGAATTAATTGGCGATACACTAAACGCTGCCGCTAACTTATTTAGATACTGTTGGGCTGAATCAGATAGAATGTTAAATATCTTTGGAGATATGGGTATTCAAGTATTCCAATGGAAGAAGACTAGCGCATTAGATGAAATAGGAATATTTGTAGAAAACTCTGCAAAAGAACTTTCTAAAAAGAACTCTATGTTTAGCATGATGGACAGAATGGCTTCTACTGGAAGTTTAGACCCATTATCTACTATGAAGGCTTTAAATGCAGAAAGTGCCGTAGAAGTAGAAAAAATACTTACAGAAGGTATTAAGGTTATGCAAGAAAGAGAACAGCAGAACCAACAATCTATGCAAGAGATACAAGCACAGAAGAATCAAATTGACGCACAAAAAATACAAGTGCCTATTGAAGTTGCTAAGATTAATTCTGAAACAGATATTAGAGTTGCTGAAATGAAAATCAATGCAGAGCAAGGTAAGTTAGACCAAGAGCAAGAGTTTGATATGGATGCTCAAAGTGTAGCTCAACAAAACGAACTTGACCGAATGATGTTGCAAGACAGCGGTAATGCAGAGCAAATAGAAAATGAAAAAGAAAACAATAATTTATAAATCTATAAACAATGAGTGAAGAAGAAAAAGTAAATGAAACAGACGCTACTCAGTCTGAAAATGTTCAAGAAACACCTGTTGAAGCGCAAGAGCAGAAAACAGAAGAAGTAGAATTTGGTTTTAATCCAGATGCTTTTTTTGAAGAAGTTAAACAAGAAGAAACAACAGAAGATAACAATACTGAACAACCTAACGTAGAAGACAAAAAGATTGACGATTCTCAAAGTGAAGAATTTAGTTGGGATAAAGGTTTAGAATATTTAAAACAAAATGGGGAACAAGAGAACACTCAGTCTGACAGTACTAACGTTGATAATAGTAATACTGATACTGAAAATACTCAGTTAAGTACAGAACCTAGCTACGAAGATTTTTTTAAAGAAGTTGGGTTAGAAGTAAAAACAAAAGAAGAGTTTAAAGAAATATATCAAAACTTACAGGAAGAAAACGAATTATTAAGAAAAAATCTACCTGAAAA